CAAGCAAAATTACTAATAATGAGGCATTATTTATACTATTTTAACCTTTCTGCTCCGAGATTATACGAAGCGTCTAAAGTATTTGAACATTACTCCATGAAGAACAGGAGTGGTGGCCGTAGTGGTAACACCAGTATCGCAAGAAATCTTCAGTGCCATGATTTCCCCTGCCGTAGGAGTGGTAGATACAGCAGTTGCGGTCGCTATCTGCAATGAACTAGCTGTGGCCGCCGGAGACAACGTGAATGAGGTTGCGGTTGATAGATATGCCGATGTTGCCGTAGTTATCAGCTCGCCTGCAGCCCATGCACCCAAGGCAACCGTCATAAGACAGGTAGCAGTGGTATGAGTGGTTACTACCGGTGAACTATACACGGCATACACATAAGCCGTTTGGGTAGAATCCAAATCATGAGGAACGTCCATTGGATCAGTATAGAACGTCGTCGAAGTAGTTGTGTCAAGAACCAATCCGGGAAGCCCAGCACTAACTATAGGATAGATGCCGGGTCCACCACCTTCGACTTGAAGAGTAGTAGCGGTTGAAGCAGCCTGAGGACGAAGCATAACATCCCCGGGAAATTTGATAAATTTATACCCATACTGAGCCACTGAATCCTTAGGCACAATCTGGGAGTTAAAACGGGTTGTTCCCATAACCAATTACCTCCATTGGTATCCCGGGAGGCGTTATGCCCCCCAGGGTTTGGTTTATCTTATGCATACTGCGGGTCGTCAGCTTTTCCGCCATAGGCGGTGTCGACGAACCTTCCGAAACAATGAGTGTCGGTGCTGTCCATGTCGGGATCCAAAAACCCCTCGATGAGGAACACCGGAGCGGAAGTCTCGTCTGAAGCATCAACCCAGCATGATATTGAATTGATAGCCGTACCTGCGTTGTCCTTGTAAAGTGAAGCGGTGGCATCGGCAAGGGATACAACCGCACCTATGTAGGTTTGGGTATCTGCTCCCTCTTCCATGTAAACCTGGAATTGGTTGCCCTGCTCAGCGGGATAATAAAGATGGGCCAATGACCCTGTTCCCACTGTCTGCTCCGCAGAAACTCCTACGATATTGACCTGCGTATCCTTGACTGCTACGTCAAGGTATCCGGTCGCGTCGTAGACAAGCGCCTGCCCAGGGTAGCTGGTAACACCCGTTTTCAGGATGCCAGATTCCAGCTTATCGTTGTTCATCTTGTACGGAGTGAATCTGTTTGTTATAGCCATATTTTACCTCCGAATGTTGTTAGGCATCCGTGAAAGTTTTCCTTTATGCTGTTAGCGGTACATTACCCTTGAAATGACGTTTAATAACGAACACGACTTGACCATTGGTCCCGGCGTTGTCGTATAGCTCGTTAATGTGAACCACCTGCTCAGTGGTGCCTGCTTCGTTAACCTCCATAGCGCCAGTTGCACCGGTGATATCGACATCAGTGTTAATTAAAGCCTGTGCCGACGTACCGGTACATGTACCGACGAATTCGGTCGCAGGATCGTCGTACACATATATGTCTCCTGCCGTCGACGCGGCGCAAGCATTCTGCGCAACACCTAAGAGAACGGCGGTGTCCGAAAGAGCGATTTTAACGTACCCTGGATACGAATCGTCAACCATAACCATGTCACCTGCTGCTATCGCTCCTGAGTCGCTTGCGCTATGCAGGTATTTACGTACTGGAGGCGTACCTTCTGGATGCCGAAATGCTGTAAAACCTTTTGCGGCCATAATTAGTTGCCTCCTATTATACGGTTAGTGGCACGTTGCCCTTAAAGTGACGTTTTATCACAAATACGACCTGCCCGTTTGCTGCGGCGGCATCGTATAGCTCATTGATGTGTAACACTGACTCAGTTGTGGCGTTCTCATTTACATACATTGCGCCTGTTCCACCTTCGATATCGCAATCGGTGTTGACCACGGTTTGAGCTGACGTACCTGAGCATGTCCCAATGAACTCGGTTAAAGGGTCGTCATAGACGCTGACAGTTCCTAAAGTGCTTGCAGCGCATGAATTCTGAGCCACGCCTAAAAGCGTAGCAGAGTTTGACAGTGCGATCTTGACGTAGCCTGGATAAGACCCGTCAACAATTACCGCATCACCGGCTGCAATAGCAGCATTATCACTTGCGCTGTGCAAATATTCACGTACAGGGGGTGTTCCACCAGGATGCCTGAATGGTTTAAATCCTAGATTTGGCATAGTTTATACCTCCTGTTGGTTTATGCTCCTGGACTACCGTAGGCACCAATATAATCAGGCCACCCACAAGAGAATCGTTCATAAATATAGTAGAGATAGTTATCGGTTTTGTCCTCTACCGTCATTTTAGTCCAAGGTTTTTCCCTCCATACGAACTGGGTAGGGAACTTGTCGCCCATCTTACCCTTATCGGCAAGCAGGTACCATCCCGAAGAACCGCCACCGGAAGTATTCCCCAGCCAATAAGGCCAGATCACAGGCTCGATATTAGTTTCGGTTCGCAGTACGTTGAGAGCGTTTTCGGCGTTTTCGGACATCAATTGAGACTTCAAGAGCTCAGCCGCCGTCTGCTGGAGCTGATGGGGGATCAAAAGCACCTTTGGTGAAATCACATAGGGAAGTCCCGCGTCGGTTTTGAAATTGTAGAACGCATTGACCGCCGCCCACAAGGACGTATTGGTAAGGTCAGCTGCGGTTGAGGGTTCATTTGCTTGAGTGCTACCGTTTTTCATGTCATGGTCGGCATCGAAAAGATACTCTGCGGTTGTCCGGTTGCCGGTCTGGTAGCTCGGTCTAGTTGCGAAGCCTTCGCCGAATACAGCAGCTGCGTAATAGTGAACAGTTGCTTCAGCAGCGTCACGCATTGCGGCGGGAAATTGGTTAATAACGGAATAACGCTCGTCTAACCGTGCCTCGTGAGTGATTGCGGTATACACACCGTATGCAACGTGTTTCAGATCGGTATAGTAGGCCTCGCTTGCGTCGGCAGAACCGTAAGCCGCGCCTTCTGTTTTGCTCGTTAAGATCGGGAATCCCTTGATGGTCATCCACCTTTTGAATTCGCTGTCATGCGTACCGACATTGAATACCTGGTTTATTACCTTAAAGGGGTCAGCCTTTTCCCACGGCTCAAACAAAATCGCGTCCAGCCCCGCCTTCATAAGATTGGCGTTATTTGAGCGAATGAAAGCCATAAAGCTTACCTCCAGTTAAATTTTATGAGTGAAAATACTTCTTTCCTCTTCCACTTGTAGCGGCAAGGTCTCTTACTGCTTCTTTCAAACCTTCACCAAGCCTCTTGTGTTGAGGGATATGTTCTAATTGTTGTCTCATTCCACCACCAACGCCGGATTCCTTGAGCATCGCGTTAACTTCCTCGAACTGCCCCTGGTCACGAAGACCTTCTTCAAACGCCTGATTTTCGTTGCGCTTCTTCTGGTCCCGCTTCAACTTAATCTCTAATGGAGTCCGCATCAATATGTGACCAGGAATTCCGGTGGTCTTTTCCATCTCTCCGGAGCGATTCTCCTGCTCGAAAGCTTTTTCAGACGATTCGCCCTCTCTTACTACTTCGTAGCCCATGCGTTTCAATGTCTGGACTCTACGATATGTTTTCTGGGCGTCATTTCCGCCTGCGTGGAAGTACTTGAACCTGGGGTCTTTCCCTTCCACGTGGAAGAAATCTTCCGTTTGACCCTCGAATGGGTATAGGCTGTTCATGTCTGATGTAACAGCTTCCTCCTTAAGCGTTGTGGGAAGTTCGGTGGGTATAGGCACATCGTTGGCACCTGAGATTATCGCCTTTTCCGCTTCCTTTTGAGCTACCCGTTTTTCCAATGCTTTCTTTTCTGCAAGCCTGCGTTTGCGGGTTTCCATCGCTTTCGCCTTAATTGCAGGATCAGCGAATCCTTTGCCTCGCTTTGACTTGTTAGATTCTTGTGGTTCTATCATGTATTATAGCCCTCCAGCAAAGGTTTCAAATTCATTAGCCCGCGCAAGACCTTTAGTGAGCCTTGCCACTACCGCCGGATCATTAACGTTATGGCCCATTTTTGAAAACATTGCCTTTTGTGAACTATCCAGTTCATAGGCTGGGCTTTCTACCGAGGATGCTGTCGAGCCTTCGATTGTCATGGCTGAAGCAGTGTCGAGCTTGAGATTGTATTCTTTCGCAAGCTTTTCACGCTCATCCATTCTGGCTCTTTCCAGTAACTCTTCCACGGTAGCCGGTTTGGTTTCTGCGGGTTTAGGGAGAGGTGCCAAACTCTTACCGGACTTAAGTTTTGCCATCATAGTACGGATGAACTCAGGGTTCTGCATAGCTTGATCTACTATGCTGTCAGGGATCTCTTCCGCAATGCTTCGAACTTCGTCATACCCAGGTATCTTCCTGGCATCAGCTATCTGCTTGCGCCTGTGGGCCTCTTTTCTGCGATCGTATTCGATCATTGCCTCAAGCGGTCTGTCTCTGAATTTATCAGCGAACTCTTCGTTCATCTGATCCCATGTTAAAACTTCCTGGTCAGCTACAGTTGTTTTCGAAGTTTCCTGCGGTTCGCTATCCCATACCCTCCAGTCGAAGTCTTCAGTTGAGTCGTCTTCTCCCGTTTCTTTGCTGTCAAGTTCCGCTAATCTTTCCTTGAGACTATTTACTTCTAACTCAAGGGCTACGGCTTTGCTGGCTTTATCGTTAACCTCTTTGAATCTTTCATATGGAACGGGGTCGAGAGTCTTGGTATCTGCTGACGAGGCATCTATCAGTGGTTTAACGTCGGCCTTTGTGTCTGATGCTGACGTTGTATCAGACGTGTTATTAACGTCAGTCTCTTTATCTGGCATAAAACCTCCAATCGTTTAAGGTTGAACATTTCAATCTTAAACAATAGTATACAACAGACAAAATACAGTTTGTCAAGCAAAATATTTTTTCGACATTAAATTTATTGGAGGTTTTGTACTGCGGAGGGTATTACTTGGAGGATCTATTTACGCTTTTTCAGCTCGCTGAGTAGCCATTCGGCCCACTTGCGCTGCTGATCGGTGACCTTGCCTGCGGAGGGGTCGTTCGATATAATCCTGCCTAATATCGTATGCTTAAGGTATAGTTCGTTTTCAGGACGTTCGTATTCGGTGCCGATAAACAGATTTCTTTGCTCATCGGTAATGTCAAAATCGGGGACTATATTGCTTTGCTTTAAAAATAAACGAGCAGCTTCATTCTGTAAGACTGATTGTTTCTGCTTGTTGTCTAATTTTGACTGTTGGTTAAGTATAATCCTACCGTCTTCCGTAGCCATCCCTGAAACGTGAGGATTATCCAAAAAATATGAGGACTCCATAAATGACGGTTCTCTTACCTCATAACCATATACCTTTTTAGGTTTGTCTCCCATTGCTATTCTCCTGTTATAATGTTACTTGGAGGCTAGATCGGCCTTAGTGCGCTGCTGGTTAAGCCATCTAATCTCGTTAGGTATGTAGATGCTGGTCAGGTAATCGGATTCCTGTGCTTTTGCTGATTCCTTAAAGATTTCAACAACTAATGTGTTTAGATTGTCGCTCCCCGCTACCTTTTTGGCAGTAAGATCTAGAACATTTTGCATAAAATACAGCTTGCAACGTGATTGTATCTGCTGTAGTAAAGTGAATGTTTTAGAAAGTTTTAATTCTTCCAGCATTTCTGCTTCCTGCCTGCGGGTTTCTTCGTCTTTAGATCTTATTGGCATTATACGGTTACCTCCTCTAAACTGTGAACTATTCCATCTCTTATCTTGACTAACACATATCCCAATTCAACCGGATCGTAACCGGCTTGAGACGAATAAGTATCGGCATCTAAAATTGTAGTTCGCAGGAACGTACCGGTTGAAGCATACCAACGTCGGTTGGGCTCTATGTACTTGGCGTCTCCAGCTCCCTGCCTTAGGTATTCCTGTTGGATGTCTTTACCGTCGTCGGTCATTAGGAGAGAACGGACTGGTTCTACAACGAAAAGCTTATGCGAGTGTCCGCACGCCATTACAAGACAATCAGCGGCTTTTCTCTGTAGAAACCATTTTAAGCGGGCTTTCATATTTGCCTGCCGTTGTTCTTCGTCTTTCGCGTTGGAATTCATAACGAACTTGTACGGGTGGTATAGGTACATTTTACATATCTGTTTACCATCGGTGTTATCAAGCCTGAGTTTAGCTTCCGCTCCACCGTAAGTATCTGGAATTCCCAGTTGGTTGCAGATATACATGGTAAGGTTGCCATACCTGTGGAGCGAATGCTCATGGTTGCCATAAAGCCATGCCAGACACCGTGATTCCGTACCCTTGTAGCGTTCTATGACGCTCTCCGCCTGGAGCATTGGCTTGGTTTGCCCGTCTGATATCGTGTCTATATCGAAATATTTGTGATCAACCATGCGTGCTTCAATTGCGTCTCCCATGTGCACGAAGAACCGGTCATCCTTCTTCATGGTCCAGCTTAATACCTTGTCAACTCCTTTGGTGAATGACGCTTTTGCGCCAAAATGTTCATCACCGATTAAAACAATATCACAATTGTCAGGAACTGTTGACCGAAGTAATCTCATTTAGTACCTTCCTTTCTTTTCTTATCGCGCAACGGGTAGCATTGCATGTCATTCTATTGTGGTTGGTAATATATTCGATGCAAAATGGACATGTTTCCTGTCCGAAAGATTCTTTCCCACAACGGATACAAAGACCTTCACTCCTGTACCTTTCTATTCTTACCCTGTTGTCTCTATCTCTTGATTTGGTATGAAATTCACAAAGCAATCTCCCCTTTATCGACGGACTTAAACACTGACGGCAAAGCCCTCTATCTTTACGCCTTTGTTTATGTAGAAATTTACGGTCTAACTTTTTTAACGCTTCATCCACCATACCCCCTTTCTTACTGTTTTTCCTGCTCTTCACGACCTTTGCCGCTTGCCTGTTCCTCGGCCATCTGCTGCACCATCGGCAAGATCTGCTGTTGCATGATCTCAGGTGGGATTCCTGCCATTTCAGACGCTTGCATGAGGAGATCTATTGGAACTACACCTTCACGGAGCTTGATGTATTCGCCAGAGTTAGGGAAGTTATAGAGGTCACCTACGTCATTTGCTACCTTAGGCAAGTCGAACTGAAACGCACCGTTAGGATCTGCTGAGATGAGTTGCGCGAATGAGGATAATAGCTTTGGGATAGCTTCACGTTTGGAGTATTTACTGTATTCGGTCTCTATCCCTGTAGCGGCAAACTGGAAATCAACGTCTTCGGAGAAGAATTCAGGATTTACCTCTACGTATTGATCCCCTATCGAGAATGTATTGCTCTCGCTACTCAATAAATTGAATATTCTGCGCATTATGTTGAAGTTGCGGGTAACTATCGGACGAAGGGTGAGACGGTCGGAAAGCTGGATGAAAAGGTTGAACACCATGTTTGATTCGCTGCGCAGCCCTTCAAATTCACCCAGGGTCTGGCGTTTGGTTGTTCCGATTCCTTCGGTATTAGGGTTTGCCCTGGATGTTTGTTCTATTTCCCGGTTGAGCATGTTGTGTATCATATCAAACGATTGAATATTCAAGTCCGGAGTAGGAGTTATAAGTACGTCATCGTGTGAATCCAGCCACCAGATCGAGTCAGGCTTGCGGACTATATCATCTTCGGTAAGATTTGATCGGTTAAGCACTTGGATTATATTGGTAAGGTTACGCTTGTGCTGATCGAGAAAAAGGTCATGATGCTCTTTCTGTTCAGCTACCAGAGAAAGGACGGCATGCAGGGCTGATTTCCCATAGAACTTACCGGGGATTATCTGGTATATGGAGGCCACAAACGGCTTGTAGTAGATTTCACGCTTTTCCAGTGCGTCATATATCTTATTCTGAGACGGATCACATCGAATCATTTTTACTACCCGTCCGCCGTAGACAATTGCAGCCATCGTGTATTCGCGGAACTTTCCGCTTTTCTCTACTTCGAATTCACCATGGTACTCTACTATATCGAACACCGGGTTTACTTTTTCCGGAACAGATGTATCGCCTCCGTCAGTTCCTTTTACTGTTATGGTGCGCTTGGCGTAGGGTGAGTCTTCAAGGCCTTCAAGATTGAAGTATATCGGCTCGTTCTTGACGTTAACAAAGCGTTTCAATTGCTCGAGTGATCGTTCGAACTTGTGGTAGCAATAGCGCATGGAATCGATATCACCGGGTTTATTGCAAAGGGCATCAGGACCAAAGTCCTCTATTCTAACGAAATCATTTACCGGCCATCGCCCCTTAGGATATACCTTACAAATTGAAGTTCCGACAATTGGAGAGTCCTTGAATAATTCAGCGCACATCATGTAAAAGCGTATCTTTTTGTCGTGAACGAACATCATAAACTTATTAAAGTCACGCTTTTCGTTGTCGGCAAATTTATCAAGGCGGGGGTTTTTAACGGTAAGCCAGTCCGCGGCTCCGAATATGGTAGACATGATTCGTGGAGAGATGGTTTCAATTATCTGATCACCCTTAGGCATGATCAGATTTGACTCCCAGCTGTTATTGCGCTGTTTGATATTGGATTCAAATAAATCCCGGCATTCCTGCCACTTCGGCTTATTCGCGTCGATAACCTTCTCGGAAGCATCGTATCTTTCCTGAACCGTCTCCCTTGCTCTTTCTAATATTTTTTCACTCGGTTTTTCTGGCATTATATGATCTCCAATTATCTACCTGTGTATATGCTTGTTTGCTCGTGAACCGGTCCGAAACCCTTTCTTCTTTTCTTGGCAGACGAAGCTTTAAAATCCCGTAAGGAATAGATCGCCTCTCCAAGACTATAGACTGTATCATCGTGAAAATCAAGTTTTTTCTTCTTGTGAGCCCTGTCTGCTGTCGAGTGCTTTCCTGGGTGGCCGAACTTTGGTATTGCTCCGAACATGGTCTGCTCAAACTCTTCCAGTTCTACCCTTAAGTATGGATACTGGTCTCTGTTTTCCGGATCAACTTCAAGGTTTGACGGTATTATAAGGCGCTCAGTATCTACTATCTGGTATAATTCAGTGAAGATGTCTATCTGTTTATTCGCGGTGGCATGGATGAATTCACAAGGCATTCCACGATCCTCCTCACACCAGCGGAAAATGTCAGCGGCCTGGTAGGATTCTATGATTGTGTTTCTAAGTTTGTAATATATGTCATCGTTTTCTATTTCTTCTTTTATCCTTGACTCATCGGAATCATGTATTATAATCTGGTTAAGAACTAT